GCCAAATTCAACTGCATCCATTCCAAGGTCTCTTGCAGCACCCATTTCTCTAGCAGTTCTATCAATTTCTTGTTTCCTGTTACCCATTTCATGAAGAACGGCTTCCACTAAATCACCATGAGACATTTGACCTGCGCCAATTTCTCCCATGCGGGTAGGTGCTGGTCTCTCTGAGAATACTTCCTTTTGACGGATGTTGTCACCTATCCCAGTAAACTGCGTAACTAACTTACTATGTTGACGAATAGCGTCTTTTATATTTTTAACTCCGATGTGCCTTTCAGGGTCTACTCCGAGCCTAGCAGCCTCGGCTTCTTGTACCCTTAATTCATTTTCTAATTCACTAAGTGTAGAGCCGCCCTTTGATGCTGATGTTGCTGCATCGATTCGTCCCTCAAGTTGCCTAGCAAGTTCAGTATCTCCTCTTTGCTCAGCAATTTCCTTTTGGGCTTGCATGCCTTCGATGTCGTAGCCTCTTTCTTCCTTTGGTTTATCGGGATCCATATCTATATCGGGGAGAGGAATTTCACCACCTGATACATTTAGAGGTTTAGTGCCACCCACTCCTTCGTTATGTGCCTTCATTTGACTGTAAATAGTCCTAAAGGTCATATCAACAGGTTCCATGTATCGCTGGGTTTCGTCTTCTAAATGCTGAGCCGCCCCAGTCAATCCTTCAGCATGTTGCACCAAGTCTTCAAATTCAGTGTTTTCTATAAACCTGT